CAGCTGCCGACAAATCCATTATGGCAGACAAGCCACGAGCTGCCATTGCCTGGAGTCCCTCGGCGGCAGTCATCGTACTTGCTGTGGTGATGCCCCATTGTGCCTGAATATAGTCCGTGACTTCTTGGACAGCTAGCCCAGAGGCCTTGGTCTGCTTGATGAAATCTTTCATCGCTGCAGAGCCTTCCTGTCCAAATTTCTGAGCTCCCGCCACCAGCTCAGTGAAACTGTCCCCAGCAGCCTTGGCAGCATCTGCCGCTGAGAGAGTGCCATCTTTATAGCTGTCCATAATCCCCTTGGCTCTATCCCAAAGGCCATTTATGTTCTTTTGATTCACACCAACATCTCTGATAACATCTGCAAAATACTTCGATTCTGCAGCTGCTCCTCCGATCTTCTTTCCTGCCTCAGCTATTTTCTGAGCTGTTGCATCGGAGATCGTCCCAAATTTAGCCATAGCAGCTGAGACATTAGCCATTGTCTGTTTCAGCTCTTCAGCTGCCTTCTGCTCCTCGGTCTTCTTCTCTTTCTTGCCAAACAGTCCACCAAGCAGGCCGCCAAAAAGAGAGCCAATCAATCCACCCACAACTGGGTTAATCATAGTTCCCACAGCCCCACCAACGGCTGCTCCGGTGCCTCCATAATTTGATGTCTTTCCGCTGATAGCTCCACCCAAGGCAGCTCCAAGAGCTCCTGCCAAAGGAGCCAGTGCAGAGAGCATGTCTTCGAAAGCAGCCTTGTTCTCAGATACATTCTGTTTGATCTTAGCAGATATTGCATCCATCGTTGTTGACACAGCCACCAGCAATGGTTTCATGCTTGCAGAAGCACTATCGGAAAGTGTACTGAAAATAGCACCTAGTTTGCTAAAACCTGTTTCTAGAGCTGTGGTCCAAACTGTCTCAACACTTTTTGCTGTCTCTTTGTGCTGCTGAAGCATGGCTAAAAGCTCATCAGAGGTGGCTTTGGGAAACTTTTTAGACAGCTCGATGAGCTTGAGCTGATTGGCAGCCTCAGCTTGCTGAACATTGGCAATATATGCATTCAGCAAGTTGATAGTCGGATCAATAAAATCGCTCTTGTAAGAGTTAACGATTCCCAAGTTCTTGTCCCTAGAGGAAGTGATTTCACTCTCACCAGCACTCTTCATAATTGCTATCTCTGACTCAAATGCAGTCTTGATTGCAGCGATCTCTGCAGGAGTGGTCGCTTTCTTCAGGGCAAGAATCTTATTCTGAGTCGCGGCAACGAGAGCCACCTCTCTACCAGCCATAACAACTTGCTCTTGCCACACTTTCATGTCCTCTTCATAGGCAAGATTGATGTCGGCTATTTTGTCCTTGTAGAGTTTATTATAGGCTGCGATCTCATCCTGAATCTCCTTCTGAACCCCATCCCAACGCTTTTTCTCAGCAGCAGAAGATTGTTCCAGAGCTGTCTTGCTGCCTTGAGCAAAGACTGTATCGAGCTCCTTGCCCACTCCTTCAAGAACAGCAGCTGTCTGCTTTGTCTGTGAGATGAATGCTTCATCCATAGAAGTCGCAAGAGTCCTAGCATACTCTTCATGGGTCTTCTTACTCTTCTCAACAATGCTTTCGATATTGATCAGGGTATTGCCATACTTTTCAGCATCTGCTCTGGTTGTCTCAAGACTTTTAGCCACATTGTCATTAATTGCCAAGAATGCTTTTGCCATCATAGCATTTTTAACAAAGGCAGCAGGAAGTGTGTCACCCAGTATGACAGCAGCAGGTTTCAGTCTATCATAGAGCTCTGAGATTCCCTTGGCCATGAGGCGCACAGCTTTGTCTTGAGAGCCTGTCTCTTGAACAGCTATAGCTAGAGAATCTTCATAGAGTCGGAGCTGTTCATTCACATCTTTTAGAGACAAATAGCCAGCGGCTTTTGACCATTGAGCCAGCTCGTCTGTCCACTCTTTCTGCTTCGCAGCAGCAGCAGAAAGCTCATCCTTCGTCTTGCCTGCTTCAGATCTGAATATCATCATCTTCTTGACAATTTCATCCCAGACATCAGAGCCCTTCATTTTCTGCATGGTTGCATATATGTCTTCTAAGCCAACATTTACACCATGAGATCCGAGCTGGGCCTGAATCCAATTCTTGATCCATTTGTCTGTGACCTTGTCGCCTGTCGTCCCAACTTCAAGGAATGTCTGTCCCAAAGCACCAACAGCGTCTTCTAAGGAGTCCACTCTAACTTGAGCAAACATACTGGCCCAGGCATATCCCTCCTTGAAGGCGTCCTTCATGCGTGCGACAGCCTTCTCTGCCTTAGTGGAAGCAGCCGCAACATCTTCTATTGACTTGGCAACTCCAGGAAGATTATCAAAAAAGTTCTGGAGTTTTTTATCCACACCTATCTTTCCTAGCCAGCGACCAAAATCCCATGCAGCTATAGCTGTACCAACAGCAACAACCACTGTCAAAAATCCAGCCAGAGCCCCAGTGAGCCCAACTCCAACAGCAATCGTTTCGAAAAGTCCTCCAGCAGCTGTTCCAATTGCAGCCCAGGCTTTGCTGGCAATAGGAGCAATTCGTGAAAAATTGGCCAGGAAAGAGACCACAGGACCTGCAAATGCAGCCACACCCATCATTGTTACAGTCCAGCTTTTGCCTCTGTCGGACATATTGTCAAATGCATTTGCCGCAGAGGCCAAAAGTTTCTCAAGTTTTGGTAGATTGGTCTCAAAGAATTTCAGGAAGGCTGTGCCAACAGGCTCCAGAGCAACAGTCATTTTGTTGCGGAATGTCTTCCACTGATCTCCCCACGATAGGGTGTCAGCTCCCGCCTTCTCAATAGTGTCCTTGGAGTCCTTGACCACATTCATGAATTTTTCATATTCAAATCGGCCTTCTCTAATAGCTGTAGCGAGCTCGGGTCCTGCCTTGGAGCCAAACAGAGTAATAGCCAGTTTTGTGGCTTCCATGATGTCTTTAGAGGCTTTGATCTGGGCCAACATATTCTTGAATGTCTCAACAACAGGTTTGCCAGAGTCAGCTATCTTCGCCATGGCAACCCGCAATGACATCATGACCATATCCACATTCGTGCCACCAGCTTCCAGCTGAGCAAGCAGAGCTGCAGATTGCTCCAGGGTGAACCCAAATGCTTTCAGTCCTGTAGAGAACTGGGCAACATTGCTCGTCAGGCCAGACATACTCACTCCACTTTTCTGTGCTGTTTTGAAAAGAGTCTCCAAAACAGGACCCATGTCCTTGGCCTGGATCCTCCATGTACCAAACACTTTCGTCAAAGGCTCCGCGAGACCAGCAGCGTCCTCTCCCATCACTCGGGCCGCTTCAAGCACCTTGATTGCCAGAGTGTTGAGCTCTCCTCCTGTCAGCTTTGCCTTTTGGGAGAGAGCCAGCAGCACCGCTGTGACGGAAGCCATATCTGTAGGGATCGTAGTCAAAACATTTTTGAAGGAGGTGATGAGGGCTTTTAGATCTGTGCCAACGAGACCTGTCTTGCCTCGCATTCTGTCGAATTGTTCATCCATTGCTCCAGCGGAAGCTCGGACCAAGGCCACAAAGCCAGCCAATGGAGCTGACACATACAGGTTGAGACTTCTGCCTACGGAGCGCAGGGAGGAGGCCACTCGAGAGCTGGTGGATTCCCAGCCCTCACCTAGACTTGTCTTGAATTGGTCAAATTTTCGACTAGAGTCAGCAGCATTCGTATTCAGAGTGGAAAGATCATCACCAATGTTCCTGACAACTTTCTTGATGGACGCTGTGCCGTCGTCCTTGAAAGTCAGGACAATTGCAATATCTTTTTCTGCATTTGGATTGGCCACGGTGAATTATCCATCACAAGTCAGCCTTATTGTGCTGCTGTGATTCTTTGCTATCGTTTCTGTCTCTCATTTTCTGTACTTCATTTGTTATGTTTTCATGCAGGAAAATGATCCTCTTATAATAGTCCTCTCTCAGCTCCTCAGCCACACCAAACAGGTTGAGCAGTCCAAGGATTGCTTCAACTGTGACAACGCGCACTCCATAGGCGAAGTCAAACACTGCTGGGATCTCTGAGAAAATTTCAACGACATTTTCATTCTCCAAGGCAGTAATTGATAGGAATGTCTCGCAAGTGTCACATTGATCTCCTTGCACCTCTACAATCCTGACATTGGTGCCTGCGGCAAAGTTTTCCGGCGAGGAGAGCTGATGGCACCTCTTACAGTCTCTCTTGAGGCCACCCGCAAGCCGTCTCGCCACTAGGACAAATTTGAGTACTCTTTCTCCTTCTGCTCTGAAATCTGAGAAAAGTTCTCGATGTTTGTAGCAGTATCGAGAACCCAGTTCTCAAATTCGATGGAGACCTCTAACAGCGAGATAGCGGTCTCAATATCATAAGGAACTAGATCAGTGTCTTTGCCAATGCCAGATCCTTCGACCAGGAGCTTAGAGCCAGGAACGATCTGTCTGACTACTGCACCAGTAAGACCTCTCCAATCACGGATGATCTGACGAGCATACTCGCGCCGCATTTTGTCATCATTCAAATGCTCTTCGCTCGTGCGAGTTCTGTAATTCATGCTGGATTCTTTGCTTGCGTCTCGAATCTGGTTAAGGATGAATTTGCTTGCATAAGAGATTTTTACAAAGAATTCAGCATCCTTCGTAAGAGGACATTTGAATTCAACGATCCGCTGTTCCCGTCCCGCTTTCCGAATCCATTCAGCAACATTTCCCATATGGATTGCCTCCATAAATAAAATTATGATATCTCGTGAAAAGAGATCAGTTTCTCTTTAAGACGAGGAATATCTTTTAGCTCATCGCTCCACACTATAAGTGTCTGATAGCCAAAGGGAGAGAAACACAGTGGACGTGTCATCTCCTCATCAGGTTTGTGCCAGTACTCACCAAACAATTCAATGATCTTTTTCTGACCATTCACATTGACAAAGTCTGGCACCTTGCCATTAATAACAAGAGAACCATTGCCTGTGTATCTATACTCCTCGGGAAACAGAGCACTCAGAAGAGCTCCCAATTTGCCCTCGACTCGATTTGGATGCTTGCCTCTACCATGTGCCATCTTGGACGACTGGCTATTGTGATACTCGGGATCATCCCACAGCTTCTTCTGAGTTTTAGAGCGCATCTCCTGCCAGGCCACTGGATCTCTGTATATTTGATCATATGTTTTGCCTAGCTTGCTTTGACCTATCTTGTCCTTGCTTTCTTGAGAGTATTCTCTGCCAGTGCTAGCGATCCTCAGCTTCTCTCTGGTCTCTGCAGAGCAGGACTTGCCAATCAGATCTGGTCTCGGTTTGCCCAGATGCACAAGACTCAGCTTGGCTATCAGCTCTTGTGCTTTGTCCTTTCCATATATTTCTTCATATGTTCTTCCTCTATTCCATGCAGGTTTGCCGACGAGATGAGCAAGCATAACAGACCTTCTCTCTTTCCAGAGGCGCTTCATTGTATTGCTACGCGTCTCTCTTTGAAGATCTGTTATGCTATGCACCACCACTCACTTCAAAACTATCGAGAGCTCGTCGTTCCCACTAGAAGCAAGAGCTTTGAAAGGCAAGGCCTCCTGGAATTCGTCTGTTCCGCTGACCTTGGGGGTCCCATATTCTGCGTACGGAATCGACAGCTCCATGATTTTCCCAGCCACATTCCCAACCGGGATAACAATGGCATTTGGAATCTGATACTCGGCTCTATAGAAATAGCTAGGACCTTGCTGCAGATAGTAGATGTTCAGGGAGCCAGAGATGTCTCTTGTCTTGGGACGAGAGAACTGTTCAGGCGTCCACGAGTTATTCTTCTCATCCGTATAGAACTTGAGATTGTTGTTGATCGAGACACTGGCATCGAGAACCACCGCATTCTGTCCACCAATGGTCACATAGCCCAGTTTGCCATGGACAGGATCACCAACCTCAGCAGAGGCCGTAGGGAGCCACGGAGTAATGAGAGGATTCGTGCCTTGGTCTGTAAGTGTCACAGAGGCCAGAGTGATCGTATTCAAGTTGAAATTTACAGACGTGATACGATAGCCTGCTCCTGAATTGTCATCAGTGCCAACTTTGACATATGTACCTGCTCGGAATCTCAAGGCTCCCGTGGGAGCCAGAATGATGGTCTGCTTCCCAGCACCACATGTATCCAAAGCCTCACAAGTGCCAGCAAACAGCTCTTCCATGAATTGACATTTCCAGCCAATCTCTCCCAAAGCTCCACCAGCGATCTTGAAATCCGCTCCTTGGACAACGCAGCCTCTGAAGGCAAATACTGTATGTCCCTTCTTGATCCAGCAGGAGTAGGAGTCCAGCTGATCAGCTAGAGTGTACACAACAGACACCCCAGCGTTGGGAGTCGAGATCCCCATCAGACACTCTAGAAGCACATGGGCCTCGGGAGCTGTTCCCGGAGTGCCACTGGGCTTGATCAATGTGTTGATGGACAGATCTCCAACATTCTTCCGTCCCTTGATAGGTGAGAATTTGGATGCCGACAAACGGACCTGAGGATCCTCAATAAATTCCTGATCTTGAGTAAAGTCAGCCGCTCCAGAGCAGTAGACTCGGTCTCCAACCCCAGGCACGATCAACGTGCCGCAGGTGACCTCTTTCTTGATGAAGACTTGCTCTTCATTACCGAATGCAAAAGTGTTAGTGCAGTTAGCCATTGTCATTACCTCTCTATGATTTTCCAATCAGGTTCCCGGCGCAAGGCATCAGCCATGGCTTTCGGAACCTCATACTCTGTCCCCGCAACAACCAGTCCGATGTGCGGAGTCATACGCAAACGAGTGTGTGGACCAGAATAAACAGCAAAGAGCTTTTTAGGCACAGCTGCTGTTTTAGCTCTAGCCTGTTGAAACGAATTCATTTTGTCTTCCATATCATTCTCCTCACGAGAAATATATTTTTCCCATGCGCTCGAGTTCTTGCTCAAACTCCAGCTTCTTACTGTCTATGACTGACTGCATCGATGGAGCAGGATAATCTAGCATACCTCCTGGTCTCTGGATGCCCCCAAGACCACTGCGCTTGGCAACAATAATCTCCATGCATCTCCAGGCGGTCCCTAGGACCAGCAAATTCTCAAAGTCAGCAGGCACTGTTGCCGCTGTCCATCCACCATGCTCAATAGACACATACCAGTACAGATCCCCACCGACCTGTGGATAAGGATCAACACTTATTTTACGCGTGATTGGGTCAAATTCAAATTTTATGTGAGTCGCAGCATATTGCTGTAAAGAGCTATCCAGTGTGCGCAAAGAAGGAAATGTGTAATACTCGCCATATGGCGACAAGGACGTCGGGACAAATATACTACCCAGCTCCGACAGATCATTCTGAATGGTAGCCCATTGCAGAACTTTCTTGACCCGAGTTGTAGCAGTGTTCACAGAGTATTCTCTCTGATTGGCTACAGAAGTGAAAGAGCGCAAGCTGCAGGAGGAGCCAATCTCAGCAATTCTACTGACGATGCGTGCCGATGTGGCTACAATGTCGGCCTCTTCCAACTCTGTGGTGTTGGTGACTTTTCCACAGGCCGCTCGGACCTGGACACTTAGTGCTGCTATATTCATGGTGAATTTTCTCCCTTATGTGCTCGTCTCATCAAGATAATATTTGGCTGTCAGATCAATGACGAATTTGAATAATGGATATTCTCCCTCGGGAGCTCGAGTAGCTGTTACCCAAACTCCTGTGGCTTTTCCTCCCAGACAGAAATCAGAGCCTATCTTGTCACGAATGTTTTTGACCAATGTTTCATAAGCAGTTACAGGACTGTTGCCCCACACCAGGAAATGTACATTCAATGAAAGATCAAAAGCAACCATCTGGCGACGACCTGTCAGCTCCTGATCTGTATTCTCGGCAGGCTCGATGATCTCTACCATTGGAAGCTGAGTAGATAGATATTGCGTGAGATCAATGGCTGTATGCGTACGCACAACAGTGGTAACTCCTGTGACAGAAGTCAGGAGCGTCTGCAAAGCTGCAAGTAGATCTCGTCTATTCATTTGATCCTCATGTGGAAGAGAAAAATGGAATGCGAAGAGACATCACAAACATTCCCTGCGGATGTCTGTTCCCCCCATCTGTTGTTATGGACTCTATGGCTGTATCATAAGCTTGGCTTCCTCGGGTAGGATCTGTGCGAAAGGCTGTCTTGGTGGCTGTAATGAAAGTATTGAGCTTGGTCCCGAGATTCTCATTGTCCAAGGCCCAGACCCAGCCAACAATGGCAACACTGAAATCTACTCTTGCAATGTCCTTCAAGATTTGAGTGCGATCTTCTCGCAAGTCGTTCACATATATTCCCGGATAGCGTTCAGGACCAATGGAAGAGTCGTAAATTCGCTGCCAGTCAACGAAACCGATGCTAGGAATTGCCATGGCAGCATTATATAAACTAGTGAGAATCAGTTCTTTGGTACCAAATCCATAATAACTCATTTCGTCTTGCTCCAGATATCATCAAGCATTTTCTGGGTCCCAGCAATATATCCATCAAGCAGTCCTCTGGCAATCACTTTGGTCCTCTCAACCATTCTGTAAGCTTTTGTGCCCGGATGGTGGACATGCTTGCAGAATATATCTTTGCCATCAATTACAAAGTGTAGCATTCCCCATAAGTACTTGGGCCAAATCTGGTGAGGCTTTGTGCCTCCTTCCATCCAGATCACAACTTCTGGCTTGGCATAAGTGTTTGCTATAATATATCGCTCCACTGTACCTGCCCGAGTATTGCTCATCATCCACATCTCTTTAATTTTTGTTCGACCAGAGGCAGTCTCAGGTGTCAGTCTCCCCACTGTTTCCAAAGCAGTCTCGGCAATCTCTTTGGCAAATCTTTTCACAAATGGCACAAATTCATCCTGGACTCGCTGAAGAGAGGAGAGAACGTCGGCATAGTCCACCGTGATGAATGCTTGTGCCTCATTAAAGTCAGCCATAATTTTCTCTGTAATAATTATACGTCATAGCTGTTTTGATTCAAAAAACAGCCTCAGGCCACAATCACCTTTACAGATTGTCTCCCACTCTCTTTGGCAAATGAAAGCCGATGTACACCATCAACCACTCTCTTCTCAGCAATAGAGAACTGGATAGGAAGAAACAGCCATGGATGGAAATTATGCCTCAGCTCCCCCATGACTGGCTCAACCTTTGTCTCATTGATTCGGAAATACACATCCGGCAATTTTTCCTTAATTGCAGATGCCAGCATCGGATGATCAGTAGGAACATCCAAAATAGTATTTGGAGAGAAATTAGACAGATCTGTTTCTGCCCATGAGAGTTTGATCTCAAGCATTCGTTCAAACAGCATGACCCATCTCTCGTCCCCCACCTGCTGTGGCTCTCCCCGAAGAATATATCCAGAAGAGTGAGCTTCGGAGATCAGCCAGTCATGAGAAGGTACAGATACTGTACTGTTTATGCCACCATAGCCTTTCTCCCTTATCTCCACAACACGACCTTCGCGAGCAATAGAACGTCCTTCTAGCAAAACATATTTCCGAGACATCCAAAAGATTTTTGTTAACATCTCTCTGGCCATCAGATATGAAAAATAATGGTACACCCCCAGCATGATAACAAGATCAATTGGAGCAATCTTTGATGGATCAAATTGAGTAATATCAGCCTCAATAAACACAGGAGAATGCTGTAGAGCTAATTCTGCTGCCACTTTCTTACCAGCCTCAATTAGGAAAGGCATGATCTCAAGACATGTTACCTCTGCAACACCTCGTTCAATCATATCAAAACTGACAAGTCCAGGACCTCCACCGATATCAATGGCTGTATGGACAGAAGACCAATCGATTTTGCCAATAGCATCCACAGCCTTGAGCTTTCGTTTAGCGAATGCAAATGTCGCCTCCCACCATGTGCCAAGCCCAAGAGCCGTCCAGTCAACCTGTGCAACATTCATTTCAGTGTCTTAGGATAGCATTGATGGGTCGTATAATCTCCCTGCTTGAATATGCACCAAGCAGAATATGTCTCTGCAGGAGGAAGATATCCAGCCCACAGATGGAACTTCCGATCTTTTTCAATCAGTTTCACCCATTCTTCTAATGGGACAAGATAGACCGGATTCCCATCCCAGCAATCTGGCGTTTCTGAGACAGGAGGAGAAAACCACGGACGCACAGACCAGTTGATCAAAATCCAATCTTTAGCTACTCGTTGCATTTCTCTCAGCGAGACCTCTCGAGCAGGAGTATCCAGTAGTGCCAGGACACAGAAGCTCAGTACAAGATCAAAACTCTTGTCACCAAACATTGACAGATCGCCTACATCAGCCACAGAGCAATATGGGCGAGCCTCTGGCTCGGCATGCTCGATGGCATAGTGTGAAATGTCCACTCCCCATGCATCAATTCCCCGCTCGCGAAAATATCTGACTTCAAAGCCTTTGGCACAGCCTATAAAGAGAACTTTTTTGATTCCCTTGCTGCCAAGATACTGCTGGAAGAAATCCCATTTCACTTTCAGCCAGTACTGCACCCCTGGCATGTCCCATTCGTATCCACAACTTCCTGGTCCCGTTCCATTCGGGTCCTCAAAATATCCCTTCTCAAAGTTCTTTCCGACTTCTTCGATTGTCTTCACAGTTGCTCACCCCAGATTTTCATAGAGAGTCTCCTAATCTCTTCGGGATGCTGTCCTATGAATGGCTGCACCCCTGGCAGAGTCAAAGCTGCTATGTCGTATTGATACCAATTTTCTGCGTAAAATTTCTCCCAGTCCTTTGGACCATATTTGGGCAGGTAGTCTCCTCGCTCAAGATATTGATGCACCTTGAAATGTGTGCGCTCGCGCGAGAGGATATGCCCATAATGGTAGAAGAAGACATTCGGCATCGGCACAAGCACAGCTGGGACAGGAGTGTGGGGATAGGTGTGACGAAATATCCCAAAAGGACGATACAATCCACCTATGCTCTCGCCCCATGTAAAATGATGGAGATCATTCATGAAGTGTTTAACACACAAAGCATATGTCAGTATCGAGTCTGGCATAGCCTGCAGTTGTCGCATCAGCTCCTCTATGCCAGCAGAGTCAAAAACCTCATCAGAGTCTTGAATCATAATCCAGTTATTGAAATCCTTTGGGACAATGTCTTCACATACTTGTCGCTGTGCTCCTTCGTTCCAGGTGCCAGTAGGGTGTCCGTCATTGCACTCAGGAGTATTCACGAATGTGCCCTGGACCACTTGAACATTGCTGCCACATGAGCGAGCTAGTTCTGCTGTGCCATCTGTAGAGGGTCCGAGCGGAGATCCATCTACAACTATGATCTTTTCAGCAAAGGGAGCTGTGGATCTGATGGCAGCCTCAATGATAGGACCGGAATTGTATGCAATCATTTCCACGAATAACTTGGCCATCGTATTATCCAGGAAATTTCCACCCAAGCTCTGTGGCCATATGCTGAGATACAGAGCCTATTCCCACAGCCTTTGCTCGGAGGCATATCCTTCCAATGGACGCTGTTCCTGGCTGAACAAATATAGAAACAGAGTCCTCGTCAGGCTCAAATAGAGACATCTTACACATCGCCAGAAGACAGCTTTTATTCGGTGCCCACCAGGTGGACTCGTCGTTATAAATCCTTCCTTCTGGATAGTTTAGCAATGCCAAAGACTCCTTTGAATCGTCAAGATATACCGCTGTCTCGAGCAAGAGATCACCGCCTTCTTTTATACATCTGCGACTCTCTGATAGCACGAGCAGTGGATCCCGAACATGATACAGCAGGCCTAAATTCTGGACAACATCAAATAGTTCTCCGTTGGAATGATAAGTAAAGAAACAATCCAGCCGATTGTATAGATCCTGCACAATTACACCAAAATATGGGATAACCTTGCTCTGTCGAATTTGCTTGGCAAACAGCAGACGAGGAATATAGGAGGATTGGCCCATGTCAGCTGCCACAATTGTCTTGGCTCCCAAATCTTCGGCCTCGAATGCCCACATCCCGTCGGCCGCCCCTAAATCAAGAACCATCTTTCCTGTATAATCGATGCCAGCCCGTACACGACGAGTAGAGGCCCATTCCTCCTTCATTGCTGATGCCATCAATGGGCCTGTAATGAATCCCTTGCCCAGATAAATTTCGTGATACCATGGCGAGAGCTCTAGGATCTTATCTTTGATCTCTTGTTCAGTCATGTGATTGTCTCCTCTAGAATTGTCTGCACTCTTTCTGGTGCAATACTTGCAATGCAATCAGGATGCTTTGTATTCTCTCTTTCTCTATATTCTTTCTCTGGCAAAATGCATGGAGTTGCATAATCACAGTAATGCGATCCTTCCTTCACAGAGCAGTCTCCTTGTACAGGAATCATTGAGCTATACATCCTAGCCATGTTCTCTCCGTTGCGAGAACTGAACAATGTGATTGCAGGAATTCCCATGGCTCCTGCTACATTTGAAAAGCTACTGTTTGGTCCCACATAAGCGTCTGCTGTAGCCAGGACAGAACAAGCCTGACGGAAGCTTAGCAAATATCTACCATTCGATTGGGCATCAGCAATCTTGATATCATACTTTCCTGCTTTCTCTAACAGTGTAACAAAAGCATCAGTATGTGGCCACGTCATCATCATATTTGATGCCTTGCTGGCTACCACCACTCGTACGAGCCCTCTCGAGCGAGGGAGCCATTGGCCTTCTCCCCAGCGTTTCTCGGCATCAGAGACAAAGAAGTCTAACTTGATGTCATCTGTTTTTATCCCAAGATAATCAAGATATATTTTTGATCGTGGACTGATGATATGGCCATACTTGGCCATCTCATATTTCTCAACCTTATAATCAAGATCAGTACAGTCGATTGTTAAATCTGTCTTAACTGCCTCATCCGAAGTGGCCACATCAATGTATGGACAGCAGTCATAGACATCTTTGAACTGATGAGGAACAATATAGATGATGTGACAATTTGGGGCCAACTTCCGCACATGTCGGGCAATAGCTGAGAGAAAAATGTGATCCCCAGCTCCACCCATCCAACGCTTGATGCCAAGACGAAACACCCGACGAGAGCTCTCCCAAGCAATACGATCCATCAGAGTCTTGCATTCAGGTACAGCCTGCACCTTAGAAAGCATTTGGTGCTCATGTGGAGTAATACCCCATTTCGCTGTGAAGGCGTTGCAATTCTTATTCCAGTTGGCATCATAGCCTTTCTTCTCGTCCTCGTCGGTCTTGACCACTCCTCCTAGCACATGATAATATAAAGAGTCATGGACACGCAGAAACTTGCCACCTGCCAATCGCAGACGCAGAATATAGTCATTGTCTTCGATATAGCGAGGACCAAATCGTTCATCAAACTGTCCCACTTCCTCGATTGCCTTCCGCGAGAATAATGTACAACTGAAGGCACTATGTGGCAGATCTACTATGGTCTCAATCTGACGATCTCGTGGTGCGGCATCATCTACAGAATAGAAAGGAGTCTCTTCCACCACCCATGATGTAATTCCTGTGATAGCAGAGTTGCCGCCCTCCTGCTCAATATGTTCAACGAGTTTGTCTATGGCATCATGTCGTAAACAGATGTCATTATTCAGAAGCAAAAAGTAGTCATAGTCTCCTGCTAAGAACTTCTTCACTCCATAGTTTTCTGCTTCTGGTACAGAGGATCGTTTTGAGATGAATTCTATGCCTTGTTCAGTCAGCCATTGTTGAGTCCCGTCTGTGCTTTCATTATCAATAACAAATAGATCTAGATCGTGAAAACTGCGCAATGAGTCAATAGCTACTTTTGTCCAGCTAAGAAGATTGAATGTCAACATGGTAGCAAGGATTTTCTTTGGGGAACGGAGCTGCCGCTCCACAGCATCCATGACGCTATCTACAGAAATGGATCGCATGCAATCCACCTTGGCCAAGTTCTCTTTCTCCTGATAAGTCACCCCAGGAAGGCAAGACAGCGTCCACCAGCATGCCAGAGAGCCCATTGGACACGTGCCCTGGGCCCATAGTGCCTTTTCATAGCTGTCACACGTGACTTTCCCCTCGGTATGACCGAAAAGCCCTGCAATTCGTTTTTTCAATGCTCCGGCAATATGGAGAATTGCTGAGTCAGCTGCAACTACGACATCACAAGCTAATACATGGACAATAAGCGCATTGATGTCAAGAACAAATTCCCCATGCTCATCTTTCTCATCTAGAATCATCACATCATAGCCAGCTCTGACAAGTCGATCGCATACAGATTGCATATGGGGATATTCTCTGCTCTGTGACTGAGAATGCATTGCCACTCCGACAAGCTTTCTGTCCACATGCTGCTGGTGTATCTCTGCGGCCATAGTCAATTGTGATTCCGAAGGCATCAGCACAGGAGTCTTATTCACGACATAGAGTCCTGCCTGTTCAAGATATAAAGTTGTCCTGTTGCGAAGCGAAGTGTGATTCTTTTCAAAATCCTTCCGCTCACAGCGCAGGTTGGTACGATTCATATCTATGACGATGTCATGAACGACAGGAGTGGAAAAAACAATCTCATCAGCATAAGGATTGTTTTCCCATATCGCAAAGAATTTTTCAGGAATCAAAACTTTGACTGTGGTCTTGCTGTCTCCGTAAGATTGCTTGATGGCTTTGGGAACTATCGTAAGAACGACTTGGTCGCCAAGACGATCCATCCGACTGCAGTCAACCAGGAAGATGACAGAGCCTTTTTTCTCAATGACAGAGCGTGCACTTCTCTGAATTTCCCAGAGATGGGGACTGGCAAAATAGTCGCCAGGTGTCACTGCTCCTGTGAATTTAGACTTTCCTGGAGTCAGGACAATCTTGTCGTTGCCCAGTAAGACACATTCTGTGATTGTTTGGGAATCGTTTATGTATAGGCGACCGTGAGGGAGGTCATATATTTTCATGACGTCTTCCTATAGAAAGAAATGGCACCGTCCCGTAGGACGGTGCCTTGTCACATAAGTGACTATCGCGAATCCGACGAGTCGGATCGCATTCATGTAGATAGAGGGAGACGCGGAAGCGATTCCGCGTCTCCCTGCTCAACAACCACGAAAGGAGAAACGTCAAGGGAAGGAATATGCTTAAAAGGATTGAGAAGCATCTCTTGGAAATATGCAGTCCAGCCAGCTCTGTGGAAATTAGTCAAAGCATGACAGGACCTACAGAGAGCTATCAGATTCTTTGGATCATTGTTTTTCTTGTCGTAGTCAACATGATGAATGCTAAGTTTTCTCTTTCCTTCTTTTCTCCCACATATTTGACAAGTATGATTGTCACGATCTCTGATAAACTCCTTAATAGTGTCGTTGAAATACATGCCATATGGTTCGAAAGATTTGCCATCTTCCCAAGCAGGATTGTTAGGACCTGAGACATCAGCATGATTCTCTTTCTGTTTAGCTATAGTCTCTGGAGAACGAGTCTTTCCGTACATGGGATTTCCAGAACCAGAGAAATCAGGATGATTTGCTTTCTGCTTAGCTATGGATTCAGGAGAACGTTTTCTGCCGGTGCCAGCAACTCTTAGCTTCTCCCTGGTTTCAGCTGTCACATTCTGTTTAGCAGCTTTTATTTTTGCTACAGTCTCAGGAGAGCGAGACTTACCTCGCATGGGAGATGGCAGACCTTTGTTCCAAGGAGCCTTACCATACATGGGATTTTTAGGACCAGATTGCTCTTTGCCATAGAAGTGGCTCTTGGAGCCAGAGGAAGCTTTGCTTCGTCTGGCTCTCTCCTCAGCAGTTAGCACAGCATTGGCACAGGAATAGCATCGCTGAGAGTTTCTGGTCTTTTTAGGACGGAGACAGTCCATACAAATGAATGTTCCGATGCCTGTCTTCATTTCGTTTCTCCAGCGAGAGAATGATAGGAGGACGGAATGTTCCGTCCTCCTAATTTGAAACAGCTTAGCTAGAAGTAATCGTAATTTTTACTAGCCCTGAATTTGTAGTAGAATTGGTGGCCTCGTCAGGAATGACACCATACGCGTAACGACTCATCGCCCCTTGGCTGAACTGAGTGAAGTCGTTGCCCAGGATATACTTGTCCGAAACAAACAGAGGAATGTAAGGACAGTAATATCCAACAGCGAATTTCCAATCCGTTCCGCGCAGCCCCATCAGGATCTCATTGTCCGGGTACCACGGCGCCACGTAAATTTGGTACATGCCGGCCAAAGTGCCCACGTTCTGGATGCCGATGTTTCCACCCATGGCCAGACCATTCTGAGTCATGCTGAAATTCTGCAGCCGTTGGAAATACACGAAGGTCGTGGGATTCATGATCAGCCAGTTAGCGTTGGTGTGCTTATTGGTCAGCACATAGGCATTGCCCGCCACGATGGCGTCCTGATACAGCGTCTGACGATAGGCGATGGAGTCAGAGGTGAGATCGGTGCCAGCGCCCAGCTTGCCATTCTTGTTCCAGTTGACGTTGTAAGCAGCCCCATCCCGCAGAGCCTCAATGATGCGCCGATCCGTTTCCCGCACGCATTCGTTGGTCAACTCCGGGAGCAGTTCAGCCGCCAGATCCATGTGCCACTGGGACCGAGTGTCCTGCTCAGCTTCGATCGTCCACTCCGCTTTGATCTTCTGGATGACAGTAGAGACCAGTTTTGAGGTGATCCCAAACTGAATAGCCCGAATCGTACCCTTCTCCGAGCTGGCCGCATAGTCAATAGGCCGCTTCTGATCCAGCCGATCAAGAGCAGTGATGGGGTCCTTTGCGTCAGCATAGGTCGAAGTGTACTTCGTGTCGATGTAGTAAAGATATCCAGACGGACCATTCAGTGGCTGTACCGAGACCAGCTGCATGGCGAACATGTCCTGGAAGATCCTCCGCACAGCCGGCAATAGCTGCGTGGTGAGGGTTGCGATGGCTGTGGAGACGGTGTCTTCCTGCAACCGCTGAGGCACTCCCTGTTCATTCAGGGACACCCGACCAGCTTTGCGCCGAACGCTCGTGATCCAGTTGATGGTGTTGTCATAGACAGCTTCCATCAGCCCATACTTCTTGCCAGTCTGCTCGTCCTCAAATGAGAACTGCTGTCCTTTGCGCTCCTTCTCCGTCAGCCAACCCGTTGATTCATCGGCGCCATCAAGCTGAAGCATGTGGCGCTTCTGATTCTCAATGAATGTTTGAAACTTGTCCATAGTTTTCTCTCCTTATAACCCGTCTTCAGCCTTTGAGATAAGTCTGTTTGTACTTCTCAAACGACTCTTTGTATCCAGCTTTTGTCGCCTCTGCATAGAGACGATGTTGCTCGTCCAATGTGACCTTGCCCTGCTCGGCATCAGCCTCGCCCTCGGGATTGCCAATCACTCCCTTTGTTCCAGTACCAGAAGAAATAATCTTTGCCTTCTCGGCCTCTACCAAGAGAGACGAGATGCGAGTTTTAGATGCCAGCACAGCCTCTTCCAGTTTGTCTACAGCTACCACGTCGATCTTGTCCTCATGGATGATCTCTTTGCTGATCAGCGGAGCATAGCTCTTAAACTCTTCCTTCTCCAGCAACTCAGTCAGCTTGGTGCGCAGAGCGAGCTGAAGAGACTCTTGCTGCTTGACTGCCTCGGCAGCTGTCGCCTTCTCTTTCAGGGCGACATTCTCAGCTGTCAGAGCATCGATGGCCTTCTGCTTCTCATCCACCGGAGGAGTAGCTTTTGGGTCGGGAGCAGGCGGAGCCGGAGGCGTAACACCATCCATCTCCGAAGCTTCCACAACCACCTTCTGCAGGAATGATACATACTTGGCCTGCAGATCATCGATCTGCTTTTTGTGCTCCGTCACCATCGTGTCCACTTTCGCTTGAAGACCAGTCAGTGTAGCTTTCGTCTCATTGATCTCTTTGTCCTTAGCCTCAATGAGCTTTTGGTCTTCCTCTAGCTTTTTGGTCAATTCCTCAATTGTCATTTTTTGATCTCCTTTGCCATTATCGTCGGAGGTCTCAGCTTCTCTCAGCATAGACTGCTCCATTAGTTTACGAATGCCAGCATCACCAACGCTGGCATTCAGAACAAAATCACCAGGCGAGACGAGCTTGTAGTCGTCATTGACTTCGTCGATATGGACATCGTGCCCATCGACTTCTTCGATCTTAGATGTCACCGTACCGAAACCACGAGAAGACATGCCAAGCTTTCCCCCAGCTTTGATGATGGCCTGAATGTCTTTCCCGTGTGTCGTTGGAAGAATATCGATATTGCCAAGACATTCACCCTCACTAGTCATCCAGATCTTACGCCAGATATGGCTTGTATCTGTGCTTTCAGCCTCACCTGTTTTAGGATGATAAGCTGCACCAAACACAGCTCCTTGTTCACATAGAGAACTGAGCTTGCCCATCTCACGCTGGAGGATCTCTTTGCGATAGCGTCTCCCATTATTGTTTCTCATTCCTGCATGCTGCCATTTGACTTCAGCGTGCAGAATCTGGTCGTCCTTGACTGTGCCTTCGTCTAGAATGCGACAGTCAGCAAGCGTCATTTCAACAAGAGGAGAAAGTTTCATGCTCATAATTTTATTCCATATAAAATTATAAGCCGTATCAGCGCAAATTCAAAATCCAGTGCTTTACGACTTATATCCCCAAAGAGATGCCTGCTTTACTGGGCAGCATCTCTATCAAGAAGCCATGGCCATTGATTCCACTGGGGTCTCTGTCTGCAATGGCAGATCTAGAGCTGAACACCAGCCATGGAGTTCGCGTTCTTGCTGTGTCTTCTGGAAGAATTCAGTCCAGGAGGATCTATTGAAATTTGTTAAAGCGTGACAAGACACACAGAGTGCTATTAGACTCCTTGGATCATTATTCTTCTTGTTGTAGTCGATATGATGGATACAAAGCTTTCTACCATTCTCTTTTCTACCACAGATTTGACAGGTATGACTGTCACGAGTGAGAACCAGTTCCTTAAGAAGAGCATTGAAGTCTCGACCATACTCTTCAAGACTCTTGCCGCCTTGCCATAAGTTGTTTTCAGGACCCGTTCTCTTCCCAAGATTGGCAATACTCAATTTCTCTCTTGTTTCAGCAGAGGGAGATATTCCTCTATTCCAAGCAAGTTGACCGAGATGAGAGAGGCTAAGTCTCTCTATAGTTTCAGCAGAGGCAGACTTGCCATAATTAGGATTATTATGTCCTGAGAAGTCGGCATGACTCTCTATCAGTTTCTTCCTGGTTTCATTAGAACGAATCATACCAAAGTTTGGACAGTCAGGACCTTTCTTGCCAAACATTGGATTCTTTGAGCCAAGTTTCACACAGGACTTACATCGCTGTGCTCTTCTGCTCTTTTTTGGACGAAGACAGTCCATACAAATGAATGTTCCGATGCCTTCTTCCATAATGCCTCAGCTATATCTAGACAAATCCCAGGAAGTTGTGTCAAACTCTCCATGATTCGGATGAACCAACCACGACAATTGCTGTGGGGCGGCATACCTGCCACACTGATGGTCATAGGCATCGGTTCCCGAGACGCTGCCACCCACTATAAAATATTGCGTGAGCATAGGACAATGGAAATGCCCCATGACAACTTTGTCAAATTTTGTGAAGTCAGGACCATTCATCCTCTTGAGAGCTTCACGAGAAATTTTGCGTTCAATTCCATAGTAAGGGATGGACATCCACGACTGCGTATCGTGACCGTGACATAGAAGATATCGTCTCCCATTGACATTCACAACCTTCATGGGACTCGTATGGATATTTACTTCTACATTTTTGTAGCTAGCCAGTTGCAATTTTAACATGTTAGCGATGACATATCCCCAATTATTTCTTCCGCCTTCCTTGCACTGTGGTTTTCTCGTGAGTCTTCCATGGTTGTCTAGCGTTATCATGTCCACAACGAGTCTCTTGAAATGTGGAGCAGCCATAGCCACTTGCTCAGCCATGATATTCGCCTGCTCCACGGCCTGCTGTGGAGCAGGGAAAGCATTGGTGACTTTCAGCTCATCATGGATATCACCAGAGATTGGATCTCCTGTACACAGGAAGCGAGCCTCAGGGATCGTGTAGCCATACCGGTGCATCTCAATCCAGTTAAGAAAGTTCTCGACCAGTCCTAGCTGTCGCGCTCGCGAGATCTCTGGAGAGTATCTACCAAATCCTTCCACCTCATCAGCATCCTGCACAGCACCATGGTGCTGATCAGTCAGATGCAAGCAGGCAGAGATCTCAGAGCTGACTTTTGACTTTTTGTCTGCCACATAAACAGGAGGAGTGACCGACATGGCAGGAATAGAAGCCAACGTCTCATTCATCAACTGTTCGAGCTGACCATGCTCACGCCGATATTCTTTGAAAGCAGAAGCAATCTGATCTCGCTCTGCCTGGAGAGCAATGACTCGCTCAGGTGGATGGATAGAGGCCTTGGCTTCGTCTAGTGTTATTGATTTTTTCATGATAGTTTTGTCCTCTCAATCTCAGCGATGTCGTTTTGGTGACCCCAGAAATAAGACGACTCCGAGTCGTCATTCATTTTCAGTTTCGTTCTGTAAGCCTTCACGACACCAGTATTGTTCTCGATGGCTCTTCGAAATCTGCCAGGATCAGACTTCGCGACTCGTGATCGCAGCTCGCTCTCGGGAATCAATGTGCCTTTCGGCAGCAACTCAATCTCATTCAGGATTGCTCCCAGTGTGTCATATCGCTGCTTGACCTGGGCGACTGTGATAGATCCTGGAGACAACGACGCTGCCTCTGGAAGTGGAGTGCCATCACGAGCAGCTTTAACAATTCCAGCAGAAGAACCACGAATGGCAGACTGGACACGAGCATTGCTCCAATCTGGATTGCGAGCGATGCAAGCTTTGATCCGATCTACAATAGTTGTCATAGAATCTGTAGGCATAAAGCCTCCTTTGACAATATTATCTATGAAATCCTCTAGGCATACTAGAAGAACCACCATAGTTTCCTATGTGAAGAGTATCTCTCACTTGACTATTCTTCATTCCTGTTCCTCTTAAGGCTTTCAGTGTGCTAGCGCGTCGGCCACGCTCAAGATCAGTAGCAATCACACTTCTGGTAGTGCGATTCAGAGACCTTCGTGATCTACCAGGAGGAGCTATAATTCTCTCTGAATTGCGATATGCTCTGGCATTCTTGGCAATCACATCTCTGGTCCCTTTCTTCACTCCCCATTTCATTCCCATGACTCCATACTCATTCAATGCTTTCTTTCCGAACACTTGTTTGTTTGTAAATGTTTTGCTCATTGTCCTTTACCATAGTCCTTCAACTGCGGGAAGACCAATTTCTTGTTGGTCCCCGATATTGCGTCCCTAAGAAATTCATCAATTTCCTGTATAAGTGAATTCCTCTGAAGATTCAATATGCTTATTTTTCTCTTTGCCTCTGCAACTTGATTGTCGTCGGCCCCATCGGCTTGTGCTTTCTCTTCATTGTGCCACAGTTTCATGACAACAGTCATGAGTTTGTCATTTAGCGATCCGAGCGTTTCAGCCATGATTATTATCTCGCAAATTATTAATGCCAATCAGAGGGAAATCTGTGATGACCCACACGAGCTCGACTGGATGATCCTCTAAGGCTCTTGAATACTTTGGCCTCTAGATCCTTCGTATATTGCATATTCTTTTTTGCCTTCAGCTCATCTCTCCTATTGCCTCTAACAGCTGCAGGATCTCCTTTCCTCAAAGCTTTAAAAAAATCACGACCACGAATACCAGTCCCAAAACCAGGTCTTCCTCTCGTTACCCATCCCTTCTTGGCTCCCTCGGAAGTACCAGACTCGAACACTTCTTTGTTTGTAAATGTTTTGCTCATTTTACTTCCTATTCCCCATCACCAGGCTATTTGCCACTTGCTATGGCATAGCCTACAACGATCCCAAGCGCCACCTTGTACACGAAGCCACCTGCCTTCTCTAGAAAAGATGTCGTCGTTATCTTCTGATAAGCTCCAAAGGCATTCTCCAGGGCAGCGTATTTCTCGTTCCCAAACCCGATCTTCTCACCCAGAGCTTTCTGGATGCCAGCATCATTAAGAATGACTTTCGCCTGATCATCAATGGTGCTCTTCTGTGTCACGATTGTTTTCTGCAGAGCAGGAATCTGTACCAACGAAAAGCTTTCCCACTCCAGCAGGCGACGCATGTTCTCGCGGAATGGTACCATCGTGAACACGACTGTCTCGCCATTCAGCCACAGGTCCTTGTTCACGAGAATACGCTGTGTCTCTTTGACCAATTGATCAGGAGGAGTCGTGGCTACTTGAGCAAGGAGCTTCTTATTCGTCTCTTGCTCCTTTTGGAAACCAACAGCCAGTTTATCAAGAGCAACATTGTTCTTGGCTATGAGATCAAAGAGTTTCTCGTTGTCGTCGCTGAGCTTGGAGATCTCTTTGTCCTTGTCCTTGTCCTTGGCCTCCAAGACCTTTATGGAAGCAGTGTAAGTCTGCTCCAGGACTTTGGCAGCCTTGCGCCCTGCGATCGTCTGGCCACAGGAATAGCCAAAGGCCATAATGAGAATGACAAGCACTGCTCCAAGAGCAATGATCACTTTTGTTTTCGTGGGCATTGGGGTCGCAGTTGTGTCAGGCATGATAGACTCCTTATTATTTGCCTCTTTTCCAATTGATACCTTCTTTTGAATATGTATGTTTCAGACCAGAGATGTCAAGTCTTGCTTGCTTATTTCGTAGTCTAACAGAAGAAGAATTTCGTGGCCATGTTGATGCCTTACGATGCTCTCTATAAGTATGCAGCATGTCGGCAATATCTTTACGAGCAGCTGCAGCTTTCCCCCCGAATCTTTTCACAGAGTGTTTACCTGGTCCTGCATTTGCTTTAGCTGCAAATTTAGCCATGATCTCCTTTGAATAGTCCTTAACTCCTTTAGGAAGCTTTCGATCATGCCTGTCCTGGACTGTGTATGGCTGCTTTGATGTCTTGCCTTTGCCCCAATGCATCCCAAGAACTCCATACTCATTCAAAGCTTTCTTTCCAAACAATTCTTTGTTAGTAAATGTTTTGCTCATGATCAATTACTCTTTGTTAAGACCATGACTTATGGATGATCTTATCATTCTGTTTCTTCGCTGCCTTGACATGTTTGGCCAAGTAGCGGACCAATGTTTTTTCTGTGTTCTGTACTGCTTTGCTAAAGTGTCCCGTAGATACTGCGATTGGCCACCTGTGCCTGAACGAGTTTGCCATCCTTTCTTGGCACCTTCAGATGTGCCAGATTCATGAATCCTGCCAAACACTTCCTTGTTTGTAAATGTTTTGCTCATTGTCCTATCTTACAATCTTCTTCCTCTTTGCCATTTTTCTTGTTGGCAAAGAACGACGCTGCCGACTGTCCTCCTCTTACGACGAGAAGAGCTATTGCCATCTCTTTTATCGCTGTTATTGCACTTGTCCCCAGCTCAGCCGTCATGACACTAGAAGCTCGAGCGTATGTGAGAACAATGAACACAGCGGCTGCTGCAAACACAAATGCAATAATTTTCTGTGATGACATCTTATACAGCGAGCGGATGAAGCAGTCTTTGATGCCCCATTTAGGCTGTTTAGTCGTTGCCATTTTACTTCTTCAGGAGCAGCTCTCTCTGGACAAGCTCAGCAAGAGCTTTCCCAGAGAGAGCTATGCTTTCCCAGTATGTTTTTCGCTCCACAGGCTGTGGAGCTCCCACGAGTTTCACGACACCGTCGGTGACTTCGTACCCCACCTTGCGAGCGACATTGGCATCAAATTGCCCATTGGTGTATATGATCTCTGCATCAGAGAAATCCTCCACATATGCTGATTCTCCGTAGGCAATTTTTACAGCGTCCCGAATGGCAGCTCCCAGAGACATGAATTGCTCTGTAATGACTAGATTGCCGATGTGGAATTTAGGCATGGAGTTATTACTTCTCGTCTCTAAGCTGAGCGACAAGTCCAGGAAACCGCTTTTTGCTGTACACAGATGTTTTCCCATTCCACACGCGAGTAGATTTAGCCTTCTGAGACTTAGCAGTCCGGTTGTGGCCAAACGCCATGGCGAAGTTGCTGGCAACATTTTTCTGCTGTGAATTCTTAGCACGCTGGCTACGAATATCGTCTGCCTTCCTCTTCCTATGCATAGCAGCAAAGTTACCATACTTTTCAATACTATTAACATTGGCCTTAACACGCATTCCTCGTGTCACCGTGGAGCCACCTCTCCTAGACAGCCATCCTTTCTTGGCTCCCTCGGAATTGCCTTCCTCATGAAGCTTGCCGAACACTTCTTTATTTGTAAATGTTTTGCTCATTTGCCTCTGCTCCTCCCAGTCTTCGCAGACCATTTCCCCTTCCTATTGATATAGGTGAAATTTGTCATGCCCTTAGGAGTCTGGACAGGAGCATATAAGGTATGATGACTCAGCTCTGTTGCAATTTTGCCACGCACTTCTGAGTTTGGCATTCCCCTTCTGCGATACATTTTGGCATAATGGGCAGCTTCCTTTCTGGCTTTAGATCCACGAGGGAAATTGTAATGGTGAATATCAAAACTAGATGCAGCTCCCTTCCCGCTTGCACCACGACCCCTGGTCTCCCATCCTTTCTTGGCTCCCTCGGAATTGCCTTCCTCATGAAGCTTGCCGAACACTTCTTTGTTTGTAAATGTTTTGCTCATTGTCCTTGCTCTACATCACCACCACGAGACCCATGGCTCTCTTTGCCAAAGTCTCTATATACATCTTTATTATAAGCCCATTATCTGCCATTCCAAAACTTCAGAACAGCCTGGGTAATGAGACTGGAGACTGTCTTCTCGTCTGTCTCCAGCATGCAATCGAACAAATATTCACATTTTTCTGCTTGCTCAAAACAAGGCTGACACTTGTGCAGTGCAGCCAAGTCAATCACTTCCACTCCCTCTGGATAGAGAGGATGGTAAATGACACGCTCGCTCGCTCGCGAGGGACCAAGCACAGCCACCAATGATATAGATGTGAAATGTGATATCCACAATGGTGAGGAGTCCATGCTCACCACTGCATCTGCAAGCATGATACAGGAGAACAATTGAAGCAGCGTTTGCTTTTGGTACAGTTTTATTACACCATCAGGAAGATCCAGCGCAGCCTCTGTGCCTATGTAAACCACTTTGACTCCGCTTGCCACGAGCTCCGCGATGGTCGTCTCGATGGCAGAGCTGGTCAATCCTCTGTAGGGAGTATTTCCCCTCCCCTGAAATACGATGTAATGTTCTGGCAATGGCACCAGAGGGTCTATCACAAAGCGATCTGGCTCAATGCTCCAATCGAAATCTTTAGCCACATAGTCTTTCAGTCCCAAAGCTTTAGCATATATATCACAACGATGCATTTTTTGAAGCACAGGATCAGCATGATCTCGTTCAACCAATTGATCAAGATTGACGCAGTATCCATTCCAGCTTCCCTCTGAAGCATACACCTCAACTGCTTCTCCACAGATGGCTCGCAGCAATGGCACATAGTTATTCGGCACTCGGAGTGCCACGTTGTAGCCACGATGTTTTAGCAATCGTGCCACAGGGACAACCATCAGCATGTCACCCAGCGAGAACGTACGCATCAGAGCAAACTCTGGATTGCCATTCTCAGTGATGAATTTCAAAGGCGACTCGATCCGTGTCAAACCAGTTGGACTGATATCCCAGGAATTCATCTCGACAATAGCTTTTGCTGGCATATTCAGAAGGCCGCACCAAGTTGAAAAACCTTGCCCAATTCGGCCATCATTTACTGCCCAATCAAATAGACCTTTGGCCATTATTGCACCTCTGTAATAGTCATACCAGGAGTTTTCGGAGGAGCTGGTGGATTTTTCCTAGGCAATACCCTCTCTATGAGATCAATGACAGCATTGGCTATCGTTCTGATTACAGATAACAGGAATCGTAACACAATGAATGGAACACATAGCAGGACCAGAATTAGCCCGACAGTCAGACCAAACAGAACAGCTCCAATTGCTGCCAAAACATTTTTCATTGAATTTAGAATTTTCACATCAGCTCCTAATCTTCATTATTTTAACTCAAATGGAGTTTCAGCCAAATTTCCTTCCTGCAGCATTTGATTGTAGAGACACACCAGTCGTTCCAGCTCTGGCTGTGTTTTACCATAGATGCGACAGATTTTGCAGAATCGCATTCGTATGTCCCGATAATATACCACCCCTCTGGCAATGGCTATCTCCTCTTCAGTAAGCAAAGCGTCTGGCATCAGGAGGAGCCATCCATTCGGTGCACAGCGTCACGAATACCATCAATCGTAGCCCTAGCGAGCAAACAAATTGTATCATAAGTGCTAAGCCACAGAGCCTGCTTCTCATTGGAGATAAACTCATATTCCAGCAAAGCCGCTGGAGCCTCTGTATGCAGAAGAACATAGAACTGTGATTGTTTGATGCCACGATCCTTATGGCCTTGTCGCGATAGCACTTGGGCCATGCGACTATGCATTACGCTGGCAAACTTTCTCCCAGCTACGGAGTTCTTGCAGTGCCAGGACTCGAAACCCTCAGCCTCGGCATTATCTGCACTGTTGAAATGCATAGAGATAAATAAGTCAGCTTTGGCATCATTGCTGATGCGAACTCGCTCGACAAGTGACACCAAATTGTTATCAAGATGAGTGAATAAAAGCTCTGTATTTGCTATGAGAGCTGTGGACCACATTGATTCAATTGTTTGGGCAAGCAGGAGAGTTAGATCTGATTCGTGGAGAGCAAGAGATGTGTTTACTGCACCTGGATCATTCCCACCGTGCCCAGGATCCAGACAAACGATTCTCTGTGTGCCCATGTCTCCTCCTCTATCAATCGAGATCGTATGTGTTCCCAAAACTCATACTTGAGATCTTTGCAGTTCCTGGCTCTAACTGCAGATAAGCATAATCCCCATCCAGACCCCAACGCTTCTTGTCCTTGTCCCAAGGAGCATACAGGACAGAGAAATTATCCAGGACATATTCATCTAGCAGTTTCTCATAAACACCAGCTACCTTCTCAACACCAGCCGATATCCCAAACCAGAACTCTGGCAACGGATTCTTGACACTATTTCTGCCTGAAGTTATCAGCTTGACCCACACACCAAGATCCTTTGACTTTCCAGTCTCATCTTGCCAATCAGAGATATCCACATTCTCCCAAGTACGCTTGACAGGGAACTTGAGACCGATGGTCGAAGTCACCCATTTCTGCATCACCTTAATGATCTCTGTGATTCGCTCGTCTGTAATGCTAAGTTTCATAGCTTTCTCCTTATCGACCAGCCTTGCTGGCTCTGGCACAATATAGTTCTTGACTGGCTCTTCAGCTACTTGGATCTTGACAATCTCTTTGTGACAAACGAGACACGAGATCGTGACTGTGTGATCAAGTTTGTCATAAGAAGCTTCTATAGGACCACCCAGATGGCAAGCCTGATGAAAGTAAAGAACTGAATCATCATGATGATCACAGTTGGGATCTTTGCACACATGACTGTCTAAATCTTTACAGCAAAATGGTATCATTTGGCCACTCCTGAGACAAGAGTTATCCAGCCTGCGCTGGGGACACAGCTATACTTTCTCTTAAATTCTATCCATGCCACATCGTGCGGGATAGCACTGCCTCGTGCCACAGCCGCATCATAGAGCACAAGCCATTCATCAAATAACGCTTGGTCATTGTTCAACATGCTGAGATAGAGATTGGGAACTTTACGGGGATCGGTGAGCTGAACAGCAGGAGTAGCTTTGGGCTGAAAGTCCATAAGCACTTCTTGCTCCACGAGATCCTCGGCATCATGCTCAGCATCAGCCTTCTCTTGGATCTTGTCCAATGCTGTCAGTGTGTCACTTACAGAATGGCTCAGCACCCATTCCCATGTTAGTTTCTCTGCCTGGATGGCACGAATTGTACGCTCCGCTTGCTCGTCGGAAGTGAAGCCATGGTTGAACAGACGAGCAAAAAACATGCTGTTAGAAGTGAAAAAGTCTTCATGTCGCTCTGCCATCAGCTTCTCCTACTCATAATTATACGCTTATCCATGGGCAGTTTATAGACCCATCGCTTTGATTACATAAGCAAGAGTTTCCCAGCCACCCTGATAAAATACTTTCAGCAGCTTAATATCACCACTCCCTCTAACTACCCACTCTCTCTCATAATTGAAACTTGACCATTTCATACCAGGAGACCATAAAATGTCCTTGATTGGGACCTCAAATCTGACAACTGCCGTGCCACTAAGTCCCCCGAAATTCCTTCTCAAGTATTCAAAGTCATCTGACATCCCTGCAACAGAGTTGGCAATAACAGATTTATGCTCTGCTATGCTGGCAGCAATATTTTTGATTTCCGCATCTGAAACAGCTCGATACAAGATCTTTGGGCTAGCAGATAACACTTCCCGCTCAGCCAACTGCTGGCTAAAGAAAGAGCTCTCTCTTAACATCTGCTCAATCTCTTTCCTGATCTCTGCCACGACCGCTGGGTCCTTGGTGCCATAAAATCCACCAATCAATGACTCTATACTCTTGGCATTTTCAGCTGTCGTGAAAGAAGGCTCATAAGCTGCTGAAACAATTCCCTCTTGCTTCGCTATAAGTTTCTTCATCAGCAGACGAGCATCTGTATCATCTCTTGCCCAGCCATTGGCAAGAGACTGAAATCTTCCATGCACAGATTCCTTAGTGAATAACTGTTTGGCTGCATTGCTCGTCTCTACATCAGCCCATGTACTGCCAGGAAGCTCCGTTGCCTTCTCACCCAGAGTAGCATTCAGCCTTCGTAACAATTCCCCATCAGAGATATTTTCATACTGTGGTTGCATTCTAAACAGCACATCCGTATTGTGATTCCATGTAACAGCACCATCCGTGGTCTCAAGACTCAGATAATCATAGGCTGTGTCTCTGACGACACCACGGATCACTTTGTTGCCTCGGAGCAGAACGAATTCGTCGCCTTTGCTAACCACTTTAGACTGCAGCATGCTATACAATTCATCATCGGCCATCAGTCGTCCCCCAAAAGTCGCAGCGTCCTCTGCTGCTGCCACCAAGTCACTCACAGCCACCGTTGGTGTCACGCGCACTCCCGCTCGCGAGGCAGCATTTATAATGTCACCATTGATAGAGCGACGAGTCTTAATCCATTCTAATTTGTCAGCAGGATTATCAGCCAGCTGAACCATTTGACGAGCTTTGTACATGCTACTGTACATATCGTCAAACTCAGATTTTAACACGCCCTCAATTGGCATGCCATTGGTTGCATCCTCAACCCAGGCAGCTCCAGGAGGAACTCCGACTCCAGGTAGAGCAGGAATGCTGGCAGCGGGAGCTCGGCGTACATTGAGAGAACATTTGCAATTAGAGAGACATTGAGTATCACCAGCTCGTGGTGTCGTTGGAAGTGTCTCCCAAGTATAACTCCGCTGACTGAGAATTACACAGTCATCACAATGATTGTCATTAGGACCAAGCACCCAATCAATCTCGATATTCTCTCCCGCACCTGCTAAAATTCCATTCTGCCATGCGCTTTTTGCAGAATCTGCATACATCATCGCTCGCTTATCATAAGGAATGCGTGGAGTGTGATCAGGATCTTTGATATCAATGAGAAACTTAGAGAAGAATGTCTCCTCGTGAGCAATGGCTTTAGCTATGAAATCTTGATCCTGGCTAGTCAGGCCCATCTCATCATAGAATGGATTGCCAGAAGCTTTTGAGCCTGCCAGGAACATCTTCTCATAAGCCTCTGATGTAGCGGAACGCCAGCGATCTATAGCCTGGTTGAAATCAAGTGTGCCTCCTGCATACTTGGCATATATGTCAGTCAGCTCAGCTCTGAAGCCCGAGTCAATGTCTGCTACAGCAGCATAGCCAGCCTGCATGACCTTTTGATTGCGCATACCCAGAGAAAAATATAAGGTTGACTGGCCTTGCATTATGGGATTTTTAGCAACAGCCCCAGAAATTGCTTTGTCTGATTCAGAAAGAAGCTCCATAAAAACTGCAAGAACATCTTCACGTATGAAATTTAGAGATTGTTTTCGAGCTGCTTTGTCTTTGCCAAGCAGCTGCTCTTTGAGAATCCTTGATGCTTCAATGCCGCCATTAACATAAACAGCACTAGAGATGAATCCTTCAGGATTCTGCTCTGGATTAGGATATAAAGTATAGTCTCTTCCTCCAGACAAGCCACCCACCTTCACTCGGACAATAGTATAATGCCAATCCTTGCCGTCTTGACTAGCGTCGTGTTGCTGGACATCCCTATACCATCCAGCTTCATCTCTGTCACCAAACAGAAATATACGACCTCTCTTGCCACCATAAAGCTCTCCATGATATCCCGACACCAAGCCTCTTTTCTTTATGTCTTTAAAAGATACATCAGGAATAACATGATAAGCAATAGAGCCAGGAGCAAATTTCCCTCTAATAATAGACAGCTGATTCATAACAGGCTCTGCTGTCTTAGTCCCACCCTCTTTGGCACTCCCTCCTACTTCATTTGGTCTTCCTGCATGGCCCCAGTTGCCAGACTCAGGAGTCCCATATTCCAGCAGAGAAGGATTGTCAGATGGGGGTGGCATCACATTACTGTGTCAATATTTATTACGAGCCAGTGCCTTGTGGCGCATCGCGGATCGGTGCAGTTTGTAACTCGTGCGAGGATCTGATTCCTTTCTAGACTTGGTCTGCAAAGCCTGCGCCACGGCGTGATGGTGCTCCTTGGCAGGTGCCTGCTCTCTGATATTGAAGATGTCTTTATTTGTAAATGTTTTGCTCATGATAGTCTCCCTTTACTGCGAGTGGCAGCAGCAGCAGCGGCAGCAGCGGCAGCAGCGGCAGCAGCGGCAGCAGCAGCCGCTGCTTGGGAAGCATCTCTGACAGCTTGGGTTGCCTGCACAGAGGCTGTCGTCGCGGCTGAAGCAACTCCGGCAACGGCAACGCTCAGCCCCTTGATATCGGAGAATAATTGCTGATGCTCCGTGTGGTTTTCCTTCCGAAATTCCTTGAACTCATCAAGCTGACGTTGTACCCCGGAATGGAGTGGACATTCTGGAAATTGCTCCCCGTCCCCATCTTTGGTCGGGATAGTCACAGTGACGGCCTGTGTCGCCTGACGCGGACGCTTAGATAAAATTTCAACAATTTTGAATCCGATAAATCCGAGACAGGCTATTAGAAGCATTGCGCCGCCCACCTTGAAGGCAGCAGCTATCTGGCCCAGGTTTTGGGCGATGGTGGTAATATCAGGCATGTTGTCCTACTTTCTTATTTATGTCGATGGAACAACCGCTTGCTTGCAGGAATTCCAATTTTAGCCATCTGATTGTCATCGCGAATAGCCATTCTCCACGACATCAGATCGTGCAATTGTTCAAGCATCTCTCTTATGTAGGGGTCACGTCTTACAAGTTTTGCCATCTCAGGAGGAAGCTGTGTATAGCCATACGACCCTGTGTTAACATCAGCAGGCTGAACACCAGGAGTGCCAGCATCTTGCTGTGCATTAGGATCAGCGTTCGGATCATAGCCATAGTCTTGCTGCTGTCCTCCGCTCCCGCCCTCGGGCGCGAGAGCCATGTCCTCTGGTGCGATGGCGGAATACTTCGCAATCTCATCATCGTCAAAGTCCAAGATCTCTCTCATGATCCATTCTGTATTAAGCACAGCCATGTCCACCGCATATGTCTTGGCCAGCTGAGCCTTGCTCGTTGCGATCTGCCACTTCACCAGCTCGTCCATCGTGGCCAGCTCTGGGAAGGAAATGTCCCACTTGAAACTCTTGGGATCTATGCCACCAAGCACAAGCACGACTTCATAGAATCTTTTTAGAGCAGCCAGCAGAGACATCTGCTTGCGCCGCACCTGACGAGCAAACTGGACATCCAGCTGAGTCAGAGTAGCACGAGCACTCACTCCTTCCTCAAGTGACACATAAGCTTTGGGAGTATTGGTGGCAGTAAAGAATTTGTTCTGGAGATATTCTACATCTCGCACATTGCTGACATTGGTGTCACCGCTGAGTGTACGCACATCAGTCCTACCGTCCTTCGTGACAGGAAGACCAATGTCCTCGTCTGGCAGCAAGGCTCTGTCGCTTTCTGTGATACGCCCAGAGCCACGATCTACAATCTCACGACGCTGGACACGAGCCATGAATTTGTCAACATAGTCAAACGACTGGTCAGGCGACAGTCCCGACGTGTCAATAATATAGGCATAACGCATCCATGCTCTACTCATGCGAGCCAGCACCAGAGCGTCATCAATCCATATAAGCTGGCGACCAATACGAGTGGCAGCATTGGCAAAGATGGCTCGATCTACTCCATATGTATCAAAGCCAATCTTGAAATGCAGTAGTCTCCACCAGTCAAAAGGAATCTTATCATTGCTCCCAGAACGAATCTGGAAATATGGCTTCTCGGCGTCTCGAGTGACACCATACTCATCAACATCGGCAAATACTTCTTTCACAGGTAAGGCTTTCAACTTGACAGGCAGAGGAGTTCCTCCCTCACCATAGTCACCAAGCACGATCTCATAAAATGAGTCCCCAAATTTGCTGGTGTTGCGAGCAATGTCCCACACCTGCTCTTTGATTCCTGTCTTAGCTTCAACCTTCTTGACCAACTCTTCGGCCTGGAGTTTCAGAGCTGCAGGAGTATCCTTGTCAACATTGAACCAGAAACATTCCTCACCACCAATGGAGCCAGCCACAATTGTATCCGCATAGACATTCAGCACTCCGGCTGCTTCCGCCAGGTTTTCATCAAGGAAATTGTAGCGATCATATTTCTCAAGACGCTGGCGAGTCGTTGCCATGGAGCTGTAATAATAATCCTGCAGAGCCTTGCCAAGTATTGAAGGATAATTGGCAGGAGCCGGAATTAATTCAGAAGTTTGGCTGGCATCCTCTACTGGCGAGGAGCCAAAGGATTTGTTGATAAAATTTCTTATGCGATCAACGAGTGTGGCATTTCGTTCTTCCATTTTATACCTCTACTCCCTTATTGACTTTCATGATAGTTCTAGAGCTGAGCACCAGTTGTGTAATTTGCGCTTCTTCTGGACTTCTTGAAACCAGTTAATCCATTCGGATCTGTTAAAATTCGTTATAGAATGACAAGAATTGCACAGCTCTATAAGATTCATAGTATCATTGTTTTTCTTGTCATAGTCGATGTGATGAATGCAATGTTTTCTTGTGCCTTCTTTTCGTCCACAGATTTGGCAAGTGTGATGATCACGCTCGCCAACAAATTCATGAAGAACTCTATCAAATTCTCTACCATACTCTTCAAAACTCTTGCCATCGTGCCAGTTGATATTATCAGAGCCTGACATTCTCCCATACCAGTAATTCTTGGAGCCAATCTTAGCAAGACTCTGTTTCTTCCTTGTCGCATCAGAGGGAGAGATTCCTCTATTCCAAGCAGGCTTGCCAAGGTGAGAAAGTCTAAGTTTCTCTTTGTGCTCAGCAGACATATGCTTGCCGAGATGAGAAAGTCTAAGTTTCTCTTTATTCTCAGCAGACATATGCTTGCCTTTTGCCATTTAGGACTTCCTTCCAAGCATTTTCAACACTTGATTTCTTTCTCTAACTCGTGCTCGTCTCATAGATGGGTGAAAATGGCTTTTTCTAAGATCACTTTCGATATTGACAAGAGCACTCTCCAGACCTGACGAGGAATATGTAATTCCCCCAGAATTTATCTCTCTACTCTCTACACCACGATTGACTGTGTCCTTATGAGTGCCCCATTTCATGCCTTTGACGCCCATTTCATTCAGGCCAAGATCCTTGTTCGTGAATGTGTGGCTCATGCTATTAAGCTCCGTGATAATCAGATCCTTCCCATCGTTTGCGCTGTGATATCTGTAGGGCAGCAGAGCCCCGAGAAGGAGAAGAATAAAAAGAGCTCCTTCGTCTTGCTTTTTTCTGCTGTTTCAATACCAGTGTCTGTACATATCGATTAGCAGCCTTTGTCTGTCCAAATCTCTTCAGGGAATTCTTCGCTGCCTGCACCCCCAGCGCAGCCTTTGGCTCACTTTTGGCATATTTTCTACCAATCTTGATGCCTCCGGCTAGAAAATCTCTATCAATCTGAGACTTGTGACTATCACTTCCGTGCCGAGTCTTCCAGCCTTTGACAGCTCCTTCAGAGTTTCCTTCCTCGTGAAGCTTGCCAAACAATTGCTTGTTTGTAAAAGTGTGACTCATGGCGAGTCTCTTTATCTGAATTTTCTTACAGCACGTGCACGAGGAGGAGCTACAGGATTCCGCACAGCAGATGGTGCGACCCCTCTGAATCCACCAGCATGTGCTCTACTCGGAGATGCACTACGAGCAGGAGCTGCAAATACAGGCACAGGTCTCGGGGCATTTCTTTTCACAGGAGATGTCGGTGCAGGTCTCTTTGGGGCTGGAGAGAATTTGCGAAACTTGGCTCCTGGATTCGTGGGCAAAGGCTTGAAGGGAATAGGTTTCTTCTTGATGGGTCTGATAGGCTTGAAGAAAATAGGTTTCTTCTTCTTTGGCTTATTAGGAATAACTCTTGGCAGCGGAGTCACAGCTCCACCGCCTGACTTTTTGCTACCAAATGTGCCCGAAGGCACAGCTTCCCTAAGATCACCGAACAGCTCTTTGTTTGTAAATGTTTTGCTCATGATTCCTTACTCTTTCCATCCTTCACAGCCTCAGAGAGCAATTGTCAATAGGCTGCATACTTAATGTACACCTAAATTATAAGCCGTCTTGGCATACATTCAAAGTGTCCATCACCTTCTGATTATTTTCGATCCCCCGAGGAACTCTCTAAGATCCTCTTCCATGCTTTGCCTTGCCTTTGCTATTGTAGGCACCGAGTCAGATATAGGCAATGCAGGAAGTCGGCTATCTAATTGAGAAGGAGATCCTTGCAATTCTGCCATCTCCAGATTGTAGCAAGCGTGAGCCAACGCCGCCGCGCAGTCGTTGTGCATTCCCGGCGGATGGTCTATTTTCCCACTCCTGTCTTCAAGCTTCAGCAACTCGTCAAGCAAAGGCTCGTACTCATACATCAGCAATCGCTCTTCGAACAATGCATCCTTCAGCACCAAGTATTGAGCGATGTCGTCGGCAATGCGCTTTGTAAAAATTCCAGAGCTGTTCAAAATCTGGATCGTGTCCTCAGACTGGAATTGGTCTAACGAGCCACCAGCGAACCACATTCCATGCTCTCGTAGCATCATTACGATCCCACGCAGGGAAGCAAAATTCAGTCGTCCTCCTGTAGGTGGTGGCATGCGCAACACCATATCCACCTCAATAATAGGCTTATCAATTCGAGTATTGCTATGGAATATTCCTCGCCATCCAGCTGTATGCACAGCCACAAATGCGGCAGGGTCTCCGCTCACACCAAGATCTATATGGAAATATCGAGCTGCCATGGGATGACGCTTTGGCTGATAGACCGTGTCGGAGCCAGGTTTCTTTTCGAACAGCACATCCCGCAAGATTGCTGAGCCATCCACGAGGGTCGTGGTTTCTGTGCTCCACGGATGCATGAGACCTGCTTCTTTGCCTCTGCGAGCTGCTTCAAACAGCATCACTGAGTCAGGGAAGAATGGCTTAATAGCTCGTGTCACTTCGCCACCATAGTCCCGCACCGAGCCTTCTACATCTCTAGAGAAATCAGACCACAGATCCACAGGAGGACGAATAATCTTTCCCTTGATATCAGCATCAGCAAACAGAGATGTGATTTTTCCTGACACTCCATCATAGCGATCCAGAAGTCTACTGCCAAATGTTCTGCTGCCAACTTCTACTCGGAATGTCTTGGCAGAGAAAACCGCTTTCCCTCCCACAGTTACACCACGCTTTGCTTCCCATGTACTCTTACGAATAAGCTTGACCATGGTGCCTAGAGTACCATCAGCTCGTGCCTCCTCAATGCGACGCTCAATAAAGTCGTCCGGATACTGAGCTGACGACAAGAGCCAGAACTTCCCAAGCACCGCTCCACCACTGGAGAATCGTCCTCGCATGCGTCGTCCTATGACATCATACAATCGCTGGGCAGGATCATACGCCTCTCCAAAGGCTTTCTTGCTGCTCTCTACCACACGAAAGAAGTTGAGCTCGTCCCCAGCCCCACCATAGATGTCGTCTCCCAACGCACTCAGCGAGTCGCCTGTGCCTGGCTTGAATATGATAGCAGGTCCGGTTTGTGATTTATCATCAAACACATTCTCTTTTCGCCACACCAGTGTCTCGGTGAGATGGCGATCACGCTTGAGCACAGTTTGGAAATAAGGAGAGGCATCCACCATGTTCTTCACGCGAGTGAAGATGATCTCCTTCGCCTTGCGCTCGTTGATTGACATGTTGATGAAAATAATCGGAGAAGTAGGAGAAGCTCCAATCCAGCGATGTGGATCTTTATAATGGCCCAGCTTGGCTATCATGTAACACATGCCAATGCAGGCCAGAAATGTCTTGCCTATACTTGTTGCTCCCGTCAGCACGACCTCCGCATAGTTGCTGTCGGCATCAAAAATATCAAGAAGATCCTCTATGTTCTCTGGCCACAAGTCCTTCGCTATCTTCCCAAAATAGAAGTCGTCAGACAGGAATTGATCAATGCCAGCAAAAGGTTTGCCATCTCTGTAAATTTCTGTACACTCGTCACCCAGCATTTCCAAGGAGGAGGAATGTGAGACGATACGATCTACAGTTTCCTTCATGACAGGAGTATTATACTCCAAACCAGAAGATTCCAAACATCATCAGTCCTGAGTCCTGCGAGCGTAACATTTGCCATTATAGATACTGATGACATAAGCTTCCATGAAATAAGCCACTTTCCTGGTACGCTGTCCTTCTGCCAAACGCCACCATGGCCAGCAATGCAGAGTTGGCCTCTGTCGCCAGTTCTTACCAAAGTAATAGGCAGGAACAGAATGGGTGCAATAATTCGGCATCTTGTCAGTGATCAGTGACCAACGGATACGTTTGGCGACTGGGTGTTTCATGTTATCTCCTTTGATCAAAAAATGAATAGAAAAAGAGCGTTAACATTCCCACTGTGACACCCACAAGAGCCATCAATGTCAGAACCTTAAGAGCTATCATCCCGAAAACAAAATACAAGGCAACGGGAATTCCTATAATAAGAATGAGCGTACCCATAGCTGCCAGAGCTGCTTTGATCCAAGTTTTCATGTTATCTCCATTCTCTACTTTTTATTCCTGCACACTTGCATATGGATTGGCACGCATCATGGAGACCCATGATATATGCTGTTACCTTTCTCGTAATGTCAGCTTCCCTCTTGCTCATCTTTGTAGAAAGAATGATCTTTTGGATACTGTTCTCTTCCTCCAGAGATCTCTGGCCGACTTAATACCTGCAGCCTCAAGTTTCTTTGCTGCAGAGTGAGGAATATCAAGAGTTTTCATTTGATCTCCTTGTCTATGTCAGTAGAGCTTGCTTTGAGATCTATGGTCCCATTGCCATAAACAGTTCTCCAGAAAGTTCTACCAGGAGCATTCTCCTCATGTTCAAACTTTAGGACATCCAAAGCCAGCTTTCCCACCGCAACCGCTGCCATCACGACATCAGAATCTGTAGGAGTCTTTGTCGTGTCTATCAGGGTTGCCATCGCTGCATCCAAGAGCTGCTCAGCCTTTTCCTCACGCTTCGATTTAGCTTCACTCATGTTCACTTCTGTCATGATAGTCTCCTAATTTGATTGCCCATTCCCACCAGCACTCATCTGTCTTATGGCTTCCATATCAGAACGCTGCCGCTCAACCTCTTCCAAAGCACAGATACGATTGTGCAACGATGTCATGGCCTTTACAGCCTCTGAGAAACAGTTCTCGGTGCTTTCTTGAATAATTCGATTGATTTGATTTCCGTGGTTCTCGAGCGTGACAGCGACAGCCTGCACAATCTTCAGGAGTGCAGCTGCAGCTTTCTCTATTTCCTCTTGATCAGCCATTGCTACTTGTCCTGCAATTCATGACGAATACTTTTTATCACCGCTTTGCCACCAGTGGCCCAATTCACCATGTTAACATCATGTGGAGCAATTCCGCCACGCACAATGAGAGCGTCCTGCAGTCTATCAAGTATTCGCTGCAGACGACGATTGTCTTGATGTCCTGTCACCAGTGCACCTATCACAATGCCAGCAAGCAGCACACCAATTAGAATAATAATTGCATTTATCATGATTTTACTCCTTCGCCTTCGATCATTCCAATGCCTATGTCATGAAGCATTGCAACTTGCTTGTCATATGCGGATCGGACAAAATCAATAATCCATTCCTTGCTAACCTTTCTCTCACGCAGCGTACAGTTATCAGGTCCCCATGGCATAGTCTTGTTTCTCAAGATATTTAGATCTATAGACTCCTTGAGATCTGATACAATTGGAGATATTGAGAACTTCGTCACCCGCTCAGCACCAGGAAGAATATCTCCCAGTAGCCAAGCACCCAGCTGCTCCACCTGCTCATCAAACCGATAGCAGCCATCCACTTCCTCTTCGCTGTACCCGCTTCGCAGCAGCCGCCATGCAGATTTGAGTCGTCGCCATATGGTCCCATGATACACACGAAAGTATAGGCACAAGTTAGGAGGAACGATTCCCTTCCAGCCTTCCTTCTTGAATTCAATCTCCCGCTCGCGCTCGAACACCACAGCATCATGAGGACTGCCACAACCACATTCTAAATAAAAGCGATCTTTGGTCATCTCATCACCTATTGCAAAGTATCTCAACAACATCTTGCAAGTACGTGTCTTCTACTCCAAACACAATAAAATGCTTCAAGGCAGCTTCCACATGGTTCAGAAAATGCGTAGGCACAGATCCTAGATCTTTTCGAAGCTGCTTCTTCTCCTCAACAGATAAAGCTGCTGTGCTGCGATTGATATAATAGCCTCCTGCTGCAGCTTGGCTGCTCTCCATACTTCCACCAGCTCCTAGGATCTCTTCTCCCTTGAGATCAAGAAACAATGCTCTTATCTTTGCTGTCGTTGCCATCTTGACTGCAAATATATGCTGATCGTCTTCGGGAGTATGAGGAGTGACGTCTGGTCCTCTCATAGCAGCCATGACATCATAGAGCACATGCTGCTCCTCTTGGGAAAGCGAATGCCAGAAAGCCTGAAATTTAGGCACAGCCCCAAGAGCACCAAGATCAACTTCTGTTTCCATTGTGTTTCTCCTTAGGCAATGTCAGCACTGAGGCCTCTGTGAAATCGAATTTAGCACTCTCACCAAGGATCTCAAAACCAATAGGTTCAGCAGGACGACGCAGTGTCTGATTCTTCAATATAGCTTTGGCAACTCTGCTGGATATTTTTGCCTCTAGCACAATTCGCAAAGCATAGGCAGGCTTAGGAATGGGATGCTTCACAGTGGTTTTCTTCATGCCTTTATTATACGCTTTCTCATGGGGAAGTTTTACATCCTTGGTCGCATGTTGTGGTTTCGCCAGTAGTCATACAATAGCAACAGGACAATCACAGCTCCGATCAGAAGAAGTCTTGCTGCTGTTCTGTCCATTGCTATGTCCTACTGTAGAAGAAAGTTGGAGACTCAAAGCAATGACTCCTTCCTCTCCTGAATCCAGAAGGCAAGGAGCCACCATCCAGCTGCCACTTCCTGTTCTCGTCGCCATCGGTTATCCAGAAAGACCCATACTGAGAATTTCTGTTTCCTAAAAATGATTTGTGTGCTATTGCTTCATATGCTTGTCTTCTCAGCAGAGCTGTCGCCTTTTTTGCTTTCACTCCAGCAGCACTCATCTTTGCATAGTGCCGAGGACCAGCTGTTGCATTGAACCTTTTGGCGTTGTCAGAACTGGCTTTTCTAGACTTGTCAGATATAACTTTCTCGTGCGCATTCTCAGACTGTGTTATAAATCTACAGTTGCCTACGACATAGCCTCCCTTGTCGTTGTTTCTGGCAAGTACAATTTTCTTGCCACTCAAGAATCCCAAGTCAGAAGATATGAAACCTCCGTCTTTCACAAGCTGCACAAATTCCTTAAGTGATAAAGAGAAAAAGATTCCTTCATTGCTGGCATTGGTACGTTTGTGTGAGTATTTAGCCACAAGTTTCCCATCATCATCTAACCTCTTGATATCAGCCACCAAAGCACTATCTCGCACAGCTACTCTCCATTATCAGACCTCTCTAAATAGTGAGAGGGAGTCAGGATACCATGATGAAAACCTGACTCCCCTCTCGTGGTCGCCACCGACTTGATCTTAACTGCGGCAGCTTCCACATGTATCGGGAACCTTGTAGACTTTAATATACGCCTATTCATGGCGGATTCAAATAGCAGATCTACAGCTACTTGTGTACATCAGATTTCTACTGCTTGTCCGATGGTCCAAGAATGGGACTCCAATCAGGATCTCCTGGTGGCCCAAGATCACCCAGAGGACTCCAGTCGGGACCGCCAGCATCAGGTCCTACTGGTGCTGGTCTCTCGTCAGGAAGCGCACCAAGTGACTCATAGATTGGTAGTCCTAAATTGACAGCCACAGCATGCTCGTGTGATGCTCCTGCGCTCTTCTTCCACAGAGGAAGCATAAGTATGGCATCGCATCTGCGAAGGATCTCTATGTCTCCGTCAAGGAATGTTTGTTCATCGATGTCAGGACCATTCATCAGAATGGTATTCGTGTGAGGACAGATCACAGCCCAGCCTCTCACCCATGCCTCGCGAGCGAGCGCACGAGCAGCAAGAATATTCTCTAAAACACGATCATGTCCTTCTGCTCTGTATGGCCCAGCGATGTAGAGGACTTTCATGCTGATTCCTCCTTATTCGTCTTCCTCAAGCCTATCAGATACCCCAAATTCCGTGCCAGAATCACACAGGTGAGGCGAGCGACCCAAGAGCTGGGGCTTTCTCCTGCCAAGCCTTTCGGCACGCTGCAAGGCTTGATTCTGAAGCAGCCATTCCAGCCATAACGATGTCGTGTCTGAAGGAGCAATGCGTTGGGCAAAGAGCAACGCATCCATCTCTGGAGCACTTGCGAGAAAGAAATTGATGATGGCTTGCCGATAGGGGATCTCTGTATCAAACTCGGCAGGAGGATGAGGAGGGCGATTGTAAGTTTGCCAATGGTGTCGCCACTCGTGGGCGATGGCGTTGTCGTGATCCTTGGCATCATAGCTGGCATCAGAGACATGACTGACACAGATCAGTCCTCTCCTCATGTCAAAGAAGCGACCCTCGCATTCCAGCTCTAATCGTGCTGGTCTAAAATAGCAGGCCGCTCCAACGGACGGCCCAGAACCATCAAACACTGCTACTCGTGGAGGCAGAATGGAGCGATCATGACGAGTGATGGATTCAGGCAGCCAGAAGGACATGTCAGTTCCTTACTTTATAGCAGTCCAGATTGCTGGGCTTTCCTTCTTGTAGTCCGCATAGCGAGATGATTCTTCTCCCAGCCTCCTGAGATCTTAGCCTTGATCCTCTTTATAAAAGCTCTTACATCTTCCTTTGCTAAGTACCCACCCAGGAGACGCATGCGACGTCTTATAATCCGATCATGGCCATCACGCTTTTCCTGGCAGTGGTTGCACATGCGCACTCGGCCGTAACTCCACCAGCCAAAGCTGTGGTGTTCGATTGGATACTCGGATGTAAAATTTCGTCGCGAGGAGCATTTCAAGCACACAGGAAGTCCACAAACAAAACAAGTAGCTTTTGTTACACCTGTACAGAAAGGACCAGTGACGTGGCATCGATCTCCCTTCTCCAAGCCAGTAGAGGAAAGAGCCTTGTGGTGATGCTTGGCCTCACGCTCTAGCATGCGCACATAGACATCACCATGACGCCATGCATCACGCTTTGTCTTTAGGGGATTGCTGATGACAGTTTTGCTCATAGCTTCTCCTCAGAAGGCCAAAGGCTCAAAGTCAGGACAATGATTGTCTGCATTATGCTCCAAGCACCAGTGCTCTTTCTTGTACTCTTCTGTGCGTTCTCGATGCATAGGAGAATCTGTGACTACACGAATGCTAGGAATAAGACAATGCTCAGTGCCATTAGAGTCTCGTCGCTCAAGCTGATAGTCGTGACGACGCTCACACTCCTCACAGTACACTTTGTCGTTTGGCTCTGTCTTGGGGGTGGTTGTGGTGATTGTTTCGCTCATGCCTTTATTATACGCCATGCCATGGTAGCTTTATAAGCAGAAGTCAGTCTTAGAATCCCCATACCTTCATGGCAGATTCAGCAATTTGACTCGCCTTGGGATAAGACATTCCAGGAAAGTTGCACAGCTCTCTCATCATGACTCCATAAAAGTAGTTGTCTGGACAGATCTTCCACGCATACGATAACATGCGCCTCAGCCCCAGCTTCTCAACTTTTGTCGGATGAGTAGCTTTTGCCACATAGAGAGCCGACGAGGAGCTAGGCGAACTGACACCATGAAAGCACGAGATATCACATTCCCCAACATAGACAAGAATGTCCTTCCATCGCCTTGCCAACGCTTTCTGCTCAGCCGTCAGACCTTTTAGTTTGTCCATTGTTTGCTCCTATACTGCAAATTTAGAGAGATAAAACCAGACAGCCATCCACATAGGGATCCTCTGACCATGGCGCAAGATATGTATTAGCCATTAGAGTCAGCTCGATCATCGATGTCTCCATGGCTGGTTAGAGAGGAATTACTTGGCTGTCTGGTTTTGGTATCATGCTATTCTATCGTAACGATTTTGTCACCAGCAAGCTCATCAGAGAAGTATGCGTCTGAGAATTTCTTGTTGTACTCTTTCACAGCTTCAACCAGCTGCTTCATTCTCTCGGAGCCTCTGACCACAATGACATCAAGATCCTTGTCTGTCCGCGATCCTCGCAGATAGACAATAGGAAGATCTCCTCTGTCATCAATACCAGGATATTCCTGTGACACCAGGAGCACTCTGTTAGAGGCAATGAAGGTGCTGTTTCCTGCGGTCGCGAAGTTGCTGCCACAAGTACCTCCTGCAAACTCTCTGCCTGTGTGAGTCTGCACAATGACATCTACCAGCCAGCAGTACCATGGGGCAGGGATCCATTGGGCCCGAAGCTTCAAATGTTTCATTTCTTCTCCTCTGTCTCTGCAATAGAAGCAGTGATACGAGTCTCTTTATTCACAGTGTCTATGACGAAATCCAGCCTTGCATTCTTGGGATACGCAAAGGCAGCCACAGCAGCAGATATTGTCATCATGCCACCATAATCTTGGAGCACGAGCCACAGTATCTTCTTAAGCTCTGCAATCCTGCCTCGCTCCTCAGCAAGTTGAGAGCGCAATTCAAATTCAGCATCAGTCATTTCATGCTCGGTGCTCATGGCTTCCTTCTGCCTATGGGGAAACGCTTGCAGCCTAATTCCTTCATATGGCGAAACAAAGCATTCCAGCTGACGCCATAAAAGTCGGCCATTGCTCGCTGACCTATCATGTCGTTCAGT